TGGATAGTCCCTCTCTATTGAGAACTGTTCCCATTAAGCTGCGACACGCCGGGGCTGGTTGACACGTGCGGTGTGGTGTGCTACGTGAGTGTGTGCGTTAAAGAATTGTCGTGTTTCGGCGTGTCGTGTTTGTGGTGTGGTATTATTGGGATTGTCAGAAAAAACAGCATAAAAAAGGAGCAGAAAAATGAGTTTCATGAATTTTAACGCATTATCTAATTCAATCGATTTTAACATAAATAGTATTTATGATGTTTTCGTTTATTTCGTGGATATTGCGTCTGATTGCTTAATGGAAATTCGATTTGTCGACTGCGTTGACGCGTACGGGGTTTGGGATGTGTTGGACGATGGCGTGTTTTATATTCCGGGTGCGGTGTGTTTGGGTTATCGGATTAACAGGTGATTGGCTAATACATCTTTGTTAGAGAGATTAATCGTGTATTGTAAGTATAATAAATGTGACTATATCAAGGGCTATAGGTTTTATGGCGAGCGTCGTACTAAGGTTGCTGATATGGGTATGAAGTGTTTTACATGTGATTCGACGGTGTCTGATTATGTGTTTATGCATTGTCGTGATATTGTTGATTTGATGCGGCGGGGGTTGTGGGCGGGTGAGGTGTAGTGATGGCCTATTAGCTCAGTGGTTAGAGCGGCATCCTTATAAGATGTGCGTGCCGGGTTCGATTCCCGGATAGGCCACATGTATATGGTTAATGATATATTAGGCCGTGGCGTGTTGTTCGATGCGTCGCGGTTTTTTAGTGAGGTATTATGAATGTTAATGATGTTGTGAGCATGATCGGTAGTATTGGTTTCCCGATCGTCGCGTGTTGTGCTATGGCTTGGTTTATCGCCACGACGTTTAGAAATTTTAATGATCTTGTGACGAAAAATAATGTGTTGACGGAGGAGCTTATAGGCTTGTTGCAGAAGGGAAACGGTGATGACGATTCGTCGGCTGATGCGTAGTGTAGTTGCGTGTTTTTGCGTATCGTTGTTGGTGCTTGCGCCAGTCGCGAACGCGGATATGCGCGGCGTTGACGTGAGCAACTGGCAGTGCAATATAGACACGGGCAAGCTTGATGCGGATTTTGTCGTGGCCGGTTTCACGTGGGGTGTCGGCGGTTTTAACAATACGTGTTTGCGCAATGGTGTCAGTCAGGTTGCTGACTATCAGCTTGTACGTGCGACGGCCACCGGTAAGAGTATAGGCGTTTATCATTATGCAATGGGCAATGATGCGCGTCGTGAGGCTGATTTTTTCGTCGATCACGTGACGAAGTATGTTGGCCGCGCGGTGCTCGCGCTGGACTGGGAACATGATGACAATCCCCAGTTTGGTAATAGTTCGTGGGTTGATCGTTGGGTGAAACGTGTGTACGAACGAACACGTGTTTGGCCGGTTATATATACACCGGCCTCCGCGTTGCGGCAGCTTAGCCCGTATGTTCGTCGTCATTGCGGGGTATGGGTTGCACAGTACGCATCCAATGCCGTTACTGGTTGGCAGTCGCGCCCGTGGCGGTATGGCGCGTATGGCGAGGCCATGCGCCAGTATACGGGCAACGGACGTGTTGCCGGTTATGCCGGTGCGATCGACCTTGATTATTTCCGGGGCGCACGGTGGCAGTGGGAGGCTTACGCGATTGGTGAACGTAAACGACCGAACAAGCATAACGTATCTACTGCACCCGTGCGTACTCATACCGTTAGGGCCGGTGAGTGCCTGTGGTCTATTTTTGGGTCCAAGTGGCCTCGCGTCGCTAAGATTAATAAGATTAGTCGCCCGTACTTGATCTATCCGGGTCAGGTTTTGCGTTATTGATACATTAATATTAAAAAGTCGGCGTGTCGCGTTTGCGTGCGCCGATTTTTTTGTGTAATATTTTTTATGTCAACGTAAATGCTGACAAATCAAGAAAAAAAGGAAATATAATGAGGAATATCAAAAAGACACGTGCCACTAGTACGGTTACGTATATTGATCGTGACGGCAATCAGCAATATATTACTATTGACGGTAATATTCGCACTGCTGAGCAAGCCGTGAAAGCGTTGATGAAGGCCGGTTTGTATAATGTATTGGTGGATGACATCAAGGTGACTAAAACGGTTTACGAAATGCCCGCCGAGATGTTTTTCCAGCATGCGACATCAATCAACGACAGCGACAACGACAACGACAACGTTAACGAGTAACAAAAAAGGATACAATCATGGCACAGGAAATTGAACAGATGAATAACACCACGAATGAGGCAATGGAAGCCATTGTGAACAACTATCGGTGCATCTGCACAATGGATATTAGCACGTTCGACGGGAAACGTGCCATCATCAACGCGCGAAACACAGCGACATCGCTTGCATCGTTGGGCGCTGAACCGTTGACCGTCACGGGCGCATACGTCACGCCTGGTGTCCGTTCCCAGACGGGGCAGAAATGCGCTAACGTCTATCTGTTCGCAAAGGACGGCAAGACGTATTTCAGTCAGTCGGAGGGTATTTATCGAAGCGTCTTGGACATTTTTGACATGTTCCCCGATTTCAACGCACCCGACGGGCTCACCGTTGTTGTCAAGCAAACCGCGCTCGGCGGCGGGCGATCGCTCAAGTCCCTCGAAATTAAGTGAAATACGAAAAAAAGAGCAAAAGCAGAACGCTGAACTGTATGAGGGTGCCATAACCGGTTATGGCACCCTTTTTTTTATCGTAGGTGGTGATATGTATGCCCAGGGCCCGCAAGCAAGCCGACCTCCTGACGGCGAAACGCAAACGTGTACGACGTGCGATAAATACGATACGCAAGAGCATTACACCGCGAATGCCGGAAAGTGAACGGCATGCGCGACTGATGTACGTGCAACGGCTTGAAACAGGCCTGAAACAGACATACGTCGGACGTATCCAGAACAGACAATTACGGGCCGAAGCGTACGCACGGGCGATGGAGAACGCCGCCAAGCTGGTACGGCAAGCTGAAACCGTGAAGGGTGGGGGCGGAAAACGCGGCGAACGACGACGTTCGTTTAACATTTTTCGACAGGAAATGCGCGCGGCATCCAAGGGGGTGCCCTCGGCGCTGGGCGATCTTGGTCGCGAAAAAGTCAAAATCTTTTGGCGGTACACACAAAATATATGGCAACGACCTGATGTGCCGCCCGAGAAACGTTTGGAAGTCATTATGCGTGCTTATGATGCCGACTCATTGAGTGAATTGTTCGACGATATCATGCAACGCAACGAGCAAGCGCTGCAATATGCCAAACGTATGCAAATGCACGTCGGGGACTTGGAAGACGATATGGATGTTGACGGGGGTAGTCCGATATGGTTGGTGGCGGTGTCGCCGGACGTGGTACGGTGATGGGGAGTCGCAAGCCGTTTAGGGTCGCCGCCGTTTACGATACGGAAACGACTAATATACAAGCCGGTGCCGAAACAAGGGCATATCCGATATTGTATATCTTTAACGATCTGCGAGATACATCGTTGGAGTCTTACGACCCTACTTCGGACGATGTACGGTTTTATCGGCACGTTGATGAGGCACTTGCATATATCGATGATCTTATATCGTATGGCAGCGAACATGATTATGTACCGGTGATCGCGGCATATAATCTGATGTTTGACATGCAAACACTCATGCTGGCGTTGACGAGATCGTACACGATCAGCGTAAACGCGCAGACGGCCACAAGCGCGTACACAATCGATCTATGCGTTGACGGCAACGTGGTATGTCGGTTTTGGGATACGTTTTATCTCGAAATGGGTGGATTGCGTGCAATGGGCGAGACATGCGGTCTCCCCAAGGCGGTGGGCGACTGGGATTATACGCGCGTACGCACGCCCGAAACGCCGTTGACCGAAGATGAATTGTTTTACGCACGACGTGACGTGCAGGTGATACCGCAATATCTGCAATGGCTGTTGCATGCTAATCACTGGTTGACCTCCGATATGCTCGGTAGTCGAGTACTGACCAAGACATCTCTTGTACGGCAGATGGCGCGTCGTGAGATCGGCGGGCGGCGCGTCACGCTGCGCGGCGGAAAGAAACTTACGTTGCAACGTGCTTTTGAGATTACGTGTAATCAGGAATTTCCGAAGGATTATGAATCGTATGCGTTGCGCAAGGCTTGTTTCCGTGGCGGGTTGACGTTTACGAGCGCTAAAACCGCTAGTGTTGTCGTGCCTAATGTCGCGTCCTTGGATGTCACGTCAATGCATCACGCGTTTATCAATGGGCGTAGGCTACCCGTTAAATTCGCGCCTACACCGTCTGAATTGTTGCAGATCGCTTGTGAACGCATTGCGGGCACGTCGCTTGATGACGTGTTAAGCCATTACGATGACCCTTTTCGCGTGGGCTTGCATGTCGCCGTGCGCTTTAGCAATCTGAGACTTCGTAAGGGCACGTGTTTCGCGGCGTGGGGTATAGCGATATGCCCTCGGTCGAAATTCGTACGTACATTGCACGCTGGCACTGATTACAGTAACAACGATCGTGCGAAGGCCCAGGATAACAGTATCCGCGCACGCGGTTATGTGGACAGCGCCGTTAATCCGGTATATGCGTTCGGCAAATTGTACAGCGCGGATGAATGCGTGTTGCACGTCAACGAGATTGAATTATGGGATGTCGTACAAGTGTATGAATATGATGGCATGCGTGTATTGTACGGGGAAAGCACCACGAAAACCATAACCCCCCCGGATTACGTCACGCTGCAATCTAACATGCTTTTTGCACGCAAAACCGATGTCAAAAACCTGATTAAGGGATACACCGAGGGGACGCCGTACGTGGGCGATATCCCCGACTCCATCCCCGAGGGAATCGCACGCGACGCGAAAACCGGCGAACTGAGCATGAAATTTTTGCAGTCCTATTACGGGTCGACCGTCAAGGGGCAATTTAACGGCATATACGGCACGCAGGCGCAAGACGTGATGAAGGCCGATTATCGCGTGACGGAAACCGGTGAACTTGAAGTCGATAAAACCACTGTCTGCACTCCCGATAATTTCGCTGAAAAACGTCCGAAAACGCCACGGGTACTATACACATACGGCATGAGGATCGTAGCGGGAAGCAGAATGCACCTATTGATGGCCATGATGCTGATATACCGGCATTTCGGCGAACGCGTAACGGTCACGGGCGGCGATACCGATAGCCTGAAGATCAGTTGCGATGACGACGTGAGCGACGAGGAATTACTGGACGTGCTCGAACCGCTGCATGACGCGATCGAAAACGCGATCGGCAACACCATGCGACGTGTCCGAAACACCGCGCCCGACATGGCCTCGACGCTGGACCATATCGGACAGTTCGAGGTCGAGGACTGTGGCGGTACCACGCGCTACGCCGAACATATGGAATTGTGGAATAAAGCACGTGTTAGTTTGGACAGGAAAGGTCGCGTACATGTCACTTGCGCCGGGCTCCCGCGCCCGGACGGCGTATACACCATTGAAGACTTCGTCGCCGATGTCATGCGTGCGGGGCACGGTTTCGCCAAAACCGTGCAAATGTCGCTCGGCTATGATGTGCTTGTGGATTATGAGATATGTCATACGTTGCAACGCAATCGACCGACTGCTTGTGATCGTTATATAGGTGATGTCACGGACTATCGCGGCGAGACGGCGCATGTGGACGCGCCGGAGGCCATCGGGCTGTATCCGTCGGGGCGCTGGCTGGGCGAGTCCGACAAACAGGCGAATGCGGAGAACATAACGTATTTGCGATCTGTGTATAATAGATATGTGAACACGATACCCCGCGAATTGGTTTTGCGGGATGGAGCACCAAGGATTGTGAGCATGGATGGCGAAATACTACTATGACAGGCTTAAAACCGTAATATTGCCACGAAACGCAGACGTTAACATGATTATCGGCGCGCGCGGCTTGGGTAAAACCTACGGTATGAGGAAATACATGATAGAGGATTATTTGAAAAACGGGTATTGTTTTGCGGAAATCGCCCGTTTTCGTGAGGAAAACAACGATGTCGCCGGAGACTATTTCGACCGTATCATAAAAGACAATATTTTTCCCGATTATGAATTTCGCACAACAAATAAAACGGCTGAAATACGACGGAAAAAAACCGGCAAAAAAGAAAAATCGTGGCGGATATGCGGATATTTTATACCCTTGACCATGCAACAGCGAAAAAAGAAAAACACATACGTGAACGTGCGCAACATTTGCATGGATGAATTTATTATTGATAATGACGATAGATATCACACGTATTTGAAAAACGAGTTTGAACAATTGGCGAAAACCGTGGATACCGTGACGCGTGAACGCGCCGATGACACCGAGCTACGCAAACCAAGAATATTCCTATTGGGTAACGCTTGCGACGCGTTCAATCCGTATTTCCAACGTTATGGAGTGCCCCTCAATCCCGAGTATGGTCTGCAATGGCTTGACGGCAAGACATGCTTGTTCGATTACGTGCGAGACGATGACTACGCCGAACAAAAGGCGAAAAACACCGTTGCGGGGCGCATGCTGAAAAACAATGATGATATGACGGCGAAAAACAAGTTTCGGCAATTTGATACCGATTTTATCGAAAAACCGCATAAGCACGCGAAACTTACTTATGTGTTCCGTTGGTTTCACCGGGAATATGGCGTATATGCTGATATGCGTTGTGGGTATGTTTTTGTTTCCACGAAATACGACGGCGGTACACATGTGCCATATTTTGCACTCACGCGAGATGATAACAGGCTGAACTACCTCACTGCGAATATGGCGAAGGAGTTGATTAAGAATCTTACATCGTATTACGCCTTGGGATATTTGAGATATGACATGGTGGAAACGCAACACGCCATGTTTGAAATGCTCAAGAATTTCGGTGTAAAATAAACATGGTGTACGTGAGGTGCCATAATGGTGTCGCTAAAACGCATCGTCGATAACCACGGTTGACTCCGGCGACGGTGTGGCCGTGAGGGAAAAACGCGCCGATTACCGTTATGAAACATGTCACAAGTATGCTAATCTTAAGTCGTGCCGGTTCGGTATTCGTTCGCCGGTACGACTTTTTCATATATGAAAGGAAAAATAATGGATGACGAAACTGCCGAGGAAAGGGACATCGTTGAGCGCGATGATCTCACCCCCGATGAAGCGCACCGCGTAGGCGAGTTCGACGATCTGCGCGACATGCTCACGACGATAACCGATAAACTCAATGATGTTATCGAACGCATCGATGGCATCTATGACAAGTTCGCCGATTCCGTATCGCAGATGGTCGAAAACGGTGCGACCGTCCGTGAGGACGATGCGGCGGAAGCAATAGCCGATGCCGCCGCGAATGATCTTGAAAACCTTGATTACACGCTCTGAATAAACGAATAGGGGAATTTTATTATGGCTGTAGACAATGCGACTATTTTGGATAAGGTGCGCCTTAAGGGCACCGACGATTACCAACAGCGCGTTCCGAGCGCCACGCAAACGGGCGTGGCGAACACCGCGCGATATCTGTTCGACCCCATGAACCGCCAATACCTGAATGATTGCGTATGGAGCATGGTTAACCGAATTGGCCTTACCGTGATGGCGCAGAATATGCCATTTGAAAACATGCTCTCGATATTTAAAAAGGAGAACCTCTACTGGGGTTCGACCGTTCAGGAAATTGCCATCAAGTGGATTAAGGCGCATGGATACAAGGACGATGCCGAAACTCTGTTGAAGATGCACCGACCCGAAGCCGCCGTATGGTTCTATGAAATGAACCGCAAGGACCAATACCCGATCTCATGGACGGATGACGAACTTCGTCAGGCGTTCGTGGACGATTACGGTTTGAATCGTTTTATAGCGCAGATCATGGAAACGCCGCGCAACAGTGATAATTACGACGAAATGAACATCATGCTTGCGCTGATTCGTCATTACGAGCAGAATCTTGGTTTCTACAAGGTTCATCTCGATGCGGCACCGACCGATGAAGCGTCGGCCAGGACGTTGCTTAAGGCGTTGCGTTCAACGGCGGGACGTATGCAGTTTCCGTCAACGCAGTACAACGCGTTGAACGTTACCGATATTCCGGCGTATGCCAATCCGCAACAAATGGTGTTGCTGATCGAGCCGGAATATCTCGCGTCGCTTGATGTTGACGCGTTGTCGGCGGTGTTCCAGTTGGATAAGGCCGACGTGCCGTATCGTATTATTCAGGTGCCGAGTCTTGGTATTCCGGGCGCGGTGGCGTTGCTTGTGTCTACTGATTGGTATCAGGTTCGCGATACGCTGTACGGCACTACCCAGTTCTATAATCCGCAGACGCTTTCTAACACGCTGTATCTCAATCACTGGGGCATTTATGGCGTGTCGCCGTTTACGCCGTGTGCCTTGTTCACCACCGATGCGGGCACTTCCATCAAGGTGGTGACTCAGACCGTGACCGGTTTCACGCTGACCCCGGAGACGGGTGATGTCAAGGCGGGCGACGTGCTCCAGCTCACGCCGAAGTTGACCGCCACCGTGGAGCCCACCGGCACCGCCATTCAGGTGGCACCGGACGCGGCGACGTACGAGGTTGCGGCGAACCATGCCGCAAGCGGCGATGCCGCAAGCGGCGATGACGCGCACGGTGCGGCGTTTGACCTCAACGTCAACACGTTTGTCGACGATCAGGCTCGTTTGCACGTGCAGCGCGACGGGCTGACGGCAGGCGACATTATCACGGTGACGGGTACGGCGACATACGTAAACCCGACCGGCGAGACGGCACCGTACAAGGCGACTTGCACGTTCACCGTAAAATAATGTGCAGCGTCGTAACATGCTAGTATCGGGGTACCGGGTAACACCGGCACCCCGATTTTATTTTGCGAAAAAAGAGGTATATATGAAATTTCCGCACTTGGATAATGCCACATCGTTTCCGGGCGCTGACGTGCACGTGTACGATCAGTACGTCAACACATACGATTATAATATGTGGACACCGAAAACCAAGATAAAACTATGCCACGTAAAATGGCGTAACGACGGCCACGATGCCGTTAAGTTCCGCGACGATAACGCACGTGACGCGTGGTTCGACGGGCTGGACGGCGAGACCGTGCATCTTGACACCAGCATGTATATCGCCCGCGCCGACACGGACGGTATCAAAATACCAGTGCCATACATGACGGCTCAACGTTATAACTATATCGTGGTCGATTTTACACCGGATATACTGCAATCACCGCTACAGCAATCGGACTGCCAGACAAGATACCACTATTACATCACGGATATCACGGCGGAGGCACCCAATACGACCACCGTCGTAATGCAACGTGACATGTGGACGGACTACATCAATACGACCACGATCAACGGACTAATGCTCGAACGGGGACACGCGCCGCTAGTCGAGACAACACCTGAAAAATTGCTGGAGAACCCGCGCGAAAACAGTACGGATCTGCTGGCACCAGATGTCAACTACGGCGGCGCGGCCAACCGCATCACCGATATCAAGGCAACCGGATTGACTGGCGGTGAACGATACGTGTGTTTCGCTTGCGCGTTCGGCGCGATCAGGTTGAAGGAGATGGCACGCACGCGCGGTGCCGACGTGACCGGCGACGATCCCACATACGGGAGCGGGGACGCTACGGTGTCATCATGGACATGGGGCGCGGCGGGTATAGACATAAGCGGGTGCCGTACGCTCGGCACGCCCTACGCGTCACAGCGCGGACGCACCCCGAACAACTGGACCGTGTTCGCGCTACGTGCAAGCGACGTAACCGGCGACTACATCAATGATCTGTTCGCGTACTACCCGCATATCGCTTCGGGCATAGGCTCGTGCTTCGTGGTGTCCGCGGACATGTGTGTTCGCGGCACCAGTGCGCCCGTCATGGTCAACGGTGTCGCATGGATGACCATCATAGACACGGAGCGCACATTAAGTGACATCACGTTGACCCCGGAGGATTTCGACATGCCCCCCGAAGTCGCCGACGTGACCAAACTGTACGTATCGCCATATAGCGTGTTGGAGATCACGGACACGTGGGGCAAGACAACCACGATCAACATCGAGGATTGCGGGCGGCTCAGTGTACGAACGTTGGTATCCGTTGCGTATCCGCTCGTGCGACAGGTCGCGTATCTGGATGGATACGGTGCGGACGGCAGCACCACTATCGCCGTGAGCAACCTCACAGGCGAGACCATAAGCGGACATCTGCCCAATGCGGACGCGCTCGCGACGATCATATCGTACGATATCCCCACGTATGCGCTACAAAGACGTAATATCGACGCATATCGCGGAGCCAACTACAATCGCACGATCAGACAAAACCGCGAGAACGCGATAACCTCGTATGAAAACACCGCGCAAGCGGCCAACACCGCTCGTGATAACGCCAATATCAGCGCAGCCACGGCACGGGACAACACCGCACGAACGAACGCCGCGCAGACGGCCAACACCGCACGCGGAGTCTTGCGCGATCAGAAGATATCCGATGAGACCGTTGACACGCGTAATGACATACTCGATGCCGCGACAAAGCGCCTCGACGCTGACACCGCAACCGCGAACAGCAAAATAAGAACCGATCGTGACTGGGATGTAACACTCATGAACGAAACATATGTCACGAATACGCAAACGAACGCCATTTCATCCGTCACAAGCATGATAGGGTCGGTTGGCGGTGCGGCGCTGTCCGTTGCAAGCGGCGGTGCCGCCATCGGTCTAGCGACCAGCATCAGCGGAGCAGCGTTGCAAGGCTACAATACAGGTATCGCCATTACAAACAGCGAAAAACTCAATAAGGCGGCCAATGACGCGGCATATGCCAAGGCGAATAAAGCCACGTCGGCCAATACGGACCAGACGGCGCACGCCAAGACACAAGCGACGGAAACGACGATACGTACCAACACGCAAACCGTGAAAACGATGCAACTCGCAACGGCGGCGGCCACCGATATGACCGCCAACGCCGTCAACGCGTCCAACGGCAACGCCACGGCCTCATACAACACCGCCACCGGCAACGCGGCACGCACGCGCAATCAGGCCGTGACAAACGCGAAACGCAGTATGCTCACAACACGTGACAATGCGACGAACACGTATCGTGACATGTACAATCAACCCCCCGCGCCGGTCGGTGCGTACTCGGGCGACCCGTGGCCGGATGAAATGGCACAAAGGGCGTACATTATAAAAGTCCGCACACAGACAAAAAGCGCACTAATGCAAGCTGGTATGTACATGTTGCGATACGGCATAGCAAGCAACAAACTCTATACCAAGCCGAACCTCACGGCATGCAGACATTACACGTATTGGAGGGCTGATGATATGTGGCTCACCAACGACATCGCCCCCAACGACGCACTGGACGCGATACGCGACCGCTTCACGGCAGGTGTTACAATCTGGAATGACCCCACCGAAATAGGCGGCGATTATCTCGCCGCGAACATCAACTAGCGAAAAAAGGTGTTATATATGGGACGTAAACGCACGCATAAGTGCCCGCCGACCCGCGCGGCCCTCGGCGAAAAAGGGCTGCCGGTGTGGCAGCAGTCGCAGCAACTCAACACACAGGCGTATTATATGGCTTATTCGCAGATGCTTAATATCGCGTTGTCACGTTTCAAGTGGCTTAATCTGCCCAAAACGTGCAATGCATGGTTTCTGGAGTATAACCTGTTGTACTACGGATATGCCACTATCGCCTATCCACATAGCAAGCCCGGTGTGTTCTTTTCCACGCAAGCCGTTGTCAATTCCGACTTCAACGTGTACTATCGACCGAAGAAATGGACATCCTACGGGATAAACGGGTGGCACTTCGACGTAAACAACTCCAACGGTGTCTTTATCTATAGCAACAAGGCACGTACGCCATTGGTGCCGACGCTTGAATTTTTCGCGCACGAGATCGAAGATCTGTACATGACCCGTCGACAAAACCGCTTCCACCAGAAAACACCGTTCATTCTGGAGGTGCCCGCCGGACAGCAAACGGCGGGGGTCAACGTCATCAAGCAGATTTCGGGCGGTGAAATGGCAATCATGGCGACGCCCGGCTTCACCGACAGCATGAAGGCGCAAGTGCTCAAAACCAACGTTGAATATATCGGCATGGAAATACAGAACGACATACAAAACACGTGGAACGCCTTTTACCAGTCGCTCGGCATCAAGAACCTACCCATGAAGATGGAACGGCAGACGGCGGATGAGATAAACGATTACGGCGAACCCACCGATCTCCGGGCGCTGTCCGAACTTGAGGAGCGTCGCGCCGCGTGCGACATACTCAACACGCGTTTCTCACGATATCTGGACGCACCCATACAGGTGGTGTGGAATCAGGACAACATAAGCCAAAACTATAATTACATGACCAACCTCGAAGCACTGGAGGACAACGACAATGGAGACATCTGACATGATACCGCCGTTTGTTCCGGGCGAAACCACACCCGATTATCACGCCGTCACCACGATAACATTGGGGGAACTGCTCGTACCCGGCGGCATTGACTGGACAACGCCGCAATGGTCATGGCGTGATGACGCATACAACGACACACAATACACGCGATGCTGCAAAAAAATCGAGAACCGGTATTATGATCGCGAACTGGGCGTGATGCCGCCGGGCAGATGGCGGCGGCACCTGTTGCGTCTCATCGCCGAAATAATGCCCGTACTCAAACCGCTCTACGAGCTCGCGAACGGCAACCCCGGAATATTTATGACGGACAACGACACGTGGCACAAGACGCGAACCGTGTTCTCGGATTTCCCCGCGACCCAGCTCGCGACCGGTCAGGATTACGCAAGCAACGCCACCGACATGGAGTATGAGACCGTGACCAACGGCAACTACATGGATAAGGTCAAGGCGATACGCCAAGGCGATTACGTGGATATCGACGTGCTACTATTGGAACATCTGGAAGAATGTTTCAGCCCGTTATGGACTGTCAACATAAACAACTATTAGGAGGCAAAAACACACATGTTCCCACTGCCCTTATATAGCATGTGGCCGTACACGCCCGTAATACCGTCATTCTACTGGAACGCAAAAAGCACAGAGGAAATCATAAAACATCTGGCAAGCGAATACGATCACATCACGGCATATTTCGACGAACTCACCACCGCTATCAACACCATGAGCGCGGACATAAAAACGTTTGAAAACCGCGTCGACGCACGTGTCAGCGCAATGGAAAAAACATTGGCGGCATTGCTGGACAATCTTGAGCATGTTGGCGATAAAATGATGATCTACGACCCCACACAAGGCACCTACGTAGACAGCAAGATAGCCATGCGCAACATATACCGTGAACTCGCGGTGTTCGGCGCACGCGTCAATCAGGTCGCCACCAAGACGGTGGACGACATGGCAAAACACCGCACCGACGAAACCGCCGCAGTCGGCAACCTCACCATATTCAACGACCCGACGCCGCGCGTGACCGACCCGCAAACCGGCGAACCCTACCCGCCCGTACAGTAAAGGAGAGACACCATGCCCACCACACCATTCAACAATCTGCCACTATACGATACCGGTTCAGTGGCGGACCTACGCGACGCATACAACCGCAGTATGCAGCTCATAGACAAAAAACTGCACCAGCTCGAAATACAAATACAAATACACCACACAACCGACACCCGCAAGGAGGCCTAAACATGGCAAGCACTACCGATAATTTCAACCTCGATCTATACGATACCGGCGACCCCGCCGCGTTGACCGACCAATACAACAGCGCAATACGTACGATCGATCAAACACTTCTGACAATCAACGGCAACGCCGCGGCTGCACTCAATACCGCCAAACAAGCGATGACGGAAACAGAAACCATAAACAACAATCTCGCAGCACTGGGCGTAACCGACAGCAACACCGCAAGCGCCCTGAAAAACAAAATAGACACCACCGCAAGCGATCTCGCCGTTACAACCGAAAAAGCGAATAACGCACTTAACCGCTTCAACGCTATCGAGTGGGATACCGATGAAAAAGCGCAAAACTGGACAAACAACGTCGACAATAATATCAACAACACCAATCAAACACTAGCCGCGCTTAACGCAAGTAACCCGACGGACGCAAAAAAACTACTACACAACATCTATGACGCAAGCACCGGCGATATATCCACAGTCACAGGCATGACCATACAAGCACGGTTCATCACACATGATTACGGTGCGCAGTCAACCCTTAAACATGGTGACATAGTGTATTTCGGCTGCAATAACATCACCACCGAGGGCGGGCAACCAAAAATCGTAATCGTTGATATGGCCAACAACACGATAACCACCAACAAAACAATCAACGCCGGTCACTGCAACGATATGGCATATATCGACGCAACCCCCAACACGCCTATATGGGTCGCACCCATCACATTAGACGGGGCATCCGACTATAGCGGCATACTGGCGTACGATAACAATTTCAACGCCAGCGTTAACATACCCATACCGCTACACGGCATAGCCGGTATCACCAAAGACCCGATCACCAACAAAGTATATTGCATATGCCGCAACAACCCGAACATCTACGAAATAAACATGACCGACTACAGCACCACTGTCATAGGTACCCGCCCAATGGGCGACGACTTCATGGGACAGGGTATCAGCGCATACAATAACAAGATCTTCGGATACACAACACGCATGTTCGCGTACCTCTACGACGTACGTACCAAGACACTGCAATGGTACAATTGTATGGCCACCGATCTACTCATGTCGAGACGCATCGGCGAATACGAGGCCGGCGAGTTTGACAACGAAGGCAATCTATGGGCATGCGCCCGTTCGATCTGCAATGACAACGCGACATCATATCTCAATTGGGGCGGCTGGATATCGTTCCCAACTAACGCAACCCCGCACACAATAGGCGGACACACCGCAAAAATCGCACAAACAATAGAAATAGTCGCCGACTCGCTTAAACCAAAATTCACAACAATAAACCAGATATGTAGTGTTTTCGAAGTCGCTACAATGATAACCAAACCCAACACGATAAAAATATCCACAACACTAAACGATGCCGAACACGGACAATTGCGACTAACTGGCTATTTAGTAATCCTAGGCGACTACACATGTTTCAAACTGATGCCAACCGGTTTCGGTGGCCTCCGAGTACCCGGCACAGGAAAAATAACCATTACCAATAGCGGTACACAGATAGAATGCTCAGACCGTTGTGCATCATTCACATACATGGTTACACCGTCACTAGGCCCTAATGACATAGTTCAATATCGTAACGGCGGCTGTGTACTAAACCTAATCGCATGCGGCAACGCACGCGGCATACAAATATCCGATACCGTAATCGAACCCGATACCAACAAAATATATTTCGGCCCCACTAAGGTGGTTGGATAACAATATAGCCCGGTAATATTACCGGGCTATATTGTTATCACTCAAAAACTAATCACACTCAATACTACGAATGTCAGTCATCACCATTATCAACCGTAACAACATACACACGACAGCTACGACCCTCACGAGTCACCGCCTGGGCGACTTCTTCATAATCATAATCATAAGACAACATGCATTCAAGGACATCAGCAAGCGCAGAATCAAAAGTATCATTACCCGTCACAATTCCCGTATACACACCTTCAATACCGACCTTATACGCATTATCAGGCAACTCGATAACATAGGCACTTAATTTCATCATTTTTCTGCTCCTTTTTTTATGCTGTTTTTTCTGACAATCCCAATAATACCACACCACAAACACGACACGCCGAAACACGACAATTCTTTAACGCACACACTCACGTAGCACACCACACCGCACGTGTCAACCAGCCCCGGCGTGTCGCAGCTTAATGGGAACAGTTCTCAATAGAGAGGGACTATCCA